TAGATCCAAACTTAGTAAAAAGTAGGCTTTATGGCAAAAACATCAACCGAGCAGTATCGTACCAACGCTAAATCTCGTGCTAAACATGTACGAGATAATAGCCCTGGTGGTAAGTATGCTCATTCAAAAAAGTATAAAAGAGATCACGCTGCTGCGAGAGAAAGCTTAAAGATTAAATCATCTAGTGTTGATGCCTCCAAACAACCTGATGGTTCTTATAAAGCAGAGAGTCGGAAGACGAATCGTGGTAGAGGCGGAAGGTTAAGGAGGTAGATATGGCGTGGTCATTAAGTGAAAGACCAGAAAGAGAAGAAACAAATGAGCCAGGATTTAAGCTCTATTATGGAATACCAGGACAGAATGATCATACTGAAGGTATAGAATATAAAAAACCTATTCCTATTGATCAGTTTCTTCAAGGTAGAGATTCTACACCAAAAGAAGTAGTAGACCTTCGTAGTTACTTCTTAAATCAAAAAGATAAGATAAGGAAAACAGTAAGAGTACCTTTTGAAGGTGGTACACTTGTTGCTCAACGTAATCCAAGTATTTTTAGAGAATCAGATGAACCTATAATAAACTTCTATCCTGATAATTCAGAGTATAATGTAGCTAATATGAAGAATCTAAATGATTTAGCATTAATTAACCAAACATTTACTACTATTGCAGGTGCTGGAGCAGCCTTAGCTGGTGCTAGACCTCAGACTCAACATATTCATATGAAGGGTAAATATGAACAAGGTGTTAAAATACCAGTAACTCCACAAGGTATGAGTCAAGCAGCTTCTTTAAGTAAAGCTTTAAACAAAGGAGCCAGACCTGATTATAATAATATTATAAATCAAGTACAAGCTTTATCTAGATTAAGAACTGTACCTAGTGATATAGTGAAAGGACCATTCCCAAGTTGGCAAAGTCAAAATGTACCATTTGGTCAAACTAGTTCAAATATAGATAAAGCTACATATGATGCTGCTCTACAAACAAATGCGCAAGGTAGTGATATCGCAAGAGATAAAGCTGGTAGACCTATTGCACCAGCTGAACAAGTTAAAGAAGATATACTATCAGGTATTATACCTGAACCTACATTAGAACAACTTGAACTAGCTATTAGAGGTGGTGGAGCACAAAATAAAGCTGGTTGGATATATAATAGGAGCAGAGTACAGGGATTCCCACCTAGTTTAAGAGATCGGTTACTAAGTGAATATGGTGGAACACCTGAGTTAGCAGAACAATTCCGTAAAGAACAGTTAGCACATAAACGGTATATGGATACTAAAGTTATCCCACAAATGAATTCAGAAGCTAGATTAGGATATTTAATATTCTTTTCTACAGCTAGAGAAATTGGAGGAAGAGATCTACCTGAGTTTACAACAGACATGACTTGGGAAAATGAAGTATTCAATATGTATATGAGATTCTTAGCATCTCCTTCAGGTTCTGCTGTTTATGATTTAGGTCATGTACAAGCTGCAAAGAATATAGATCTTTATAGTAAACCTGGTGAACGTACTACTGCTGATTTCGCTAGTAACTTAGAACCAGAAATGAGGAGATCCATGAAGGATTTCATTATGAAAGAAGCTCCAGATGGAAATCTGATGAGAGCAGGTGAAAAACGAAAAATTAATGACTGGGAACAAGATTTAGTAGCATTAAGAGTGGCAGAACCAGGAAATATCAAAAGAAAAAACTTACAAGACCTACCTAGACTATTAAACCTTTTTAGAAATGTTAATCCTAATGTTGAATTAGAATATATCAGATTCTTATCTAAACATGGCTATGATGCTGAAAGAGGTGAGTATCATGAAGATGCAACTAATTATGATGAAGTTCTTACAGATATCATTGATCCTATGGAACAAGAAGCTTTACTTGCTCATGTAAGAAAATATATTCTAAAAAGGCAGAGAAATATTAAGAATAAAACAGGAGCAAGACAATTAAAACTATATCCAAAATGGTTGAGAGCTGGAATAAATAGTTATATGAATACTAGATATAAAACTAAAGCTCAATTAGATGTTGAACATGAAAGCGGCCAGACTATTGATGCAGCTGATAAAGAAGCTAAAATATGGGCAGAACAACAAGCTGAGAGAGGACTTAAAGTAATCCAAGAAGATATATCAATCAAAGAAGCATTAAAAGATATACCTTCTGACGAACAATTATCAGATATGATTGATAACTGGCTAGAAGGTTTACGGCCAGAAGATATAGAAGAATGAATACCTTAACTGCTTTACAGCAAGATTTTAAACTATTCCTACAAGCATTATGGGGGCAACTTGACCTACCATCTCCTACAAGAGCCCAGTATGCAATTGCGGACTAC